GAAATCTTTATGCAGAATCAGAAGGCTGCTGACTTCTTTAATACTGCATTTGAAGCCGTTAGTATTGCCTTTAATGATTTTGTTAGTTTCATAATAGATAACACAGGCGGTGTTGTTGACTTCTTTAAAGCCATATTTGAAAATCCTTTAGATTCTTTAAAAAAGTTTGCTGATGCATTTAAAAGAAACATTCAAGAAAGATTTGAAAGTTATTTAGATACTTTAGGTTATTTAGCTTCTGCGGTTAAGAAAGTTTTTAGTGGTGATTTTGCAGGGGCGTTAGATGATGTAAAAAGCGCAGGTAAAGAAAGTTTAGACGTTTTAACAGGGGTAAATAATTCTTTTGAGAAAGGCAAGGAATTAATAAGTTCTGCGGTTGATGCGGTTGTAGAATATGGTAAAGAAACTTTAAAAACGGCAGCTGCAAATGTACAACTTGCTAATAATGCAAAATTAGCAGCAGCACAACAAAGTAGATTAGTTGAGCAATACGATAGACAAGCAGAACAACTGCGCCAGATTCGTGATGATGAACGATTTAGTATTGAGGAACGAAGAAAAGCCAACGATGAACTTTTACAAGTATTAGCTGAACAAGAAGCAGCGATGTTAAAACAAGCAGACGCACAAGTAGCATCTGCACAAGCTGATTTAGCCAAAAACAATTCTATTGAAAACCAAGTAGCATTAATTGATGCATTGGCAAATAAAGAAGGAGTACTTGCACAAATTGAAGGTTTAAGATCAGAACAAAAAGCTAACGATTTAGCACTTGATAGAGAAGAAAACGAACTTATAAATTCAAAATTAGAAAGCGAATCTAAATTAGCGATAGAAAGACAAAGGTTTAACGCTGAACAGATAGATGATGAAATCTTAAAACTTGAACGCTTAAAAGAAATTGCTTTACAAGAGCAAGAACAAGAACAAGCAAGACTTCAGGCGATAGTAGATAATGCCAACGCAGGAACACAAGCGAAGGTAGATGCACAGATTGCACTTGACGAATTTATGGAACAGTCAAGACAAGCAAACATAGAAGCGGATAAAGCTTTATCTGATGCTAAAAATGAAATAGGGGAAAAAGAAGTTGAAGTTAAAAAAGAACAATTAAACGCAGTAGGAAATGCGCTTTCAAATTTTGCTTCACTTGTAGGAGAACAAACAGGGGCAGGGAAAGCTGCTGCTATTGCTGCTACTTTAATTAGTACTTATCAGTCTGCTCAAGATAGTTATAAATCATTGGCAGGTATTCCTATTGTCGGCCCTGCATTGGGTGCTGCTGCTGCTGCGGTTGCCGTTGCATCTGGTTTTAAACAAATACAAGCAATTAAAGCTACTAAAGTGCCAAACGACAGAGGTAAGTCTAATGTCGCTACACCAGGTGCAAGTTCTGTTACTGCTGCTGCACAAGCACCTTCTTTTAATGTAGTGGGTGGTGGTGCTACAAATCAATTAGCAGGTTTATTAGCAGACCAAACACAGAAACCAGTTAAGGCTTATGTGGTAAGTAACGAAGTAACAACGGCACAAAGTTTAGATAGGAATATTGTTGAAAGTGCCACTTTAGGGTAAAATACAAAATTTAAATAAAATCGTTTTATAGATATGCGCATTATAGAATTAATTATAGACGAAGAACAAGACAATGGTATTGATGCTATTTCTATTGTAGAGCATCCTGCTATTGAGGAAAACTTTATTGCTCTTAACCAAAAGAAGGAATATAAGTTTCAAGAAGTAGATAATGAGAAGCGTATCTTAATGGGTGCGTTACTTATTCCTAATAAGGCTATTTATCGTAAAGACAAAAACGATGAGTACTATATCTACTTTACTAAAAAGACTATTAGAAAGGCTTCAGAATTATTCCTACAAAAAGGCAATCAGCATAATTCAACCTTTGAACATTTATACAAAATAGATGGACTTACTTTAGTTGAAAGTTGGATCGTAGAAGATAAGGAAAAAGACAAGTCTGCTTTATACGGAATGGATGTGCCTGTGGGTACTTGGATGGGAAGCGTTAAAGTCGATAACGAAGAAGTATGGAATGATTATGTTAAGACTGGTGTAGTTAAAGGTTTTTCTATTGAAGGCTTCTTTGCAGAAAAAGAAAGAGAAGAAGAACTTAAAAAAGAAATAGAAGCAGGACTTAAATTGTTGGAAATTAAAAAAGCTTTGTTAGATGGGTAAGGCTTGTTATTGTAAAGACACTAATACTTATTCTATCGATTGTTGTGATGGTAGTTTATGGGCGCAGGGTATCGGTATTACAAGAGTATCGGTAGTTACACAAAAAGACTATTTGTTGCAAGAAGATAACTTTAAGATCCTTCAGGAGAATAACGACAAAATTATATTATAAAATCATACTATAATGGCAGATTCTAAAATAAGTAATTTAAATGCGGTAACTACATTAGCCTCTGGCGATGTCGTGCCTATTGTAAATAATAGCGTAACTAAAAAAGCTACTGCTTCACAATTATCTTCTTATTCTCAATTAGGTTGGGCAAGATATAATGACAGTCAGTATACTTCCTCTAATAAACTTTCTTTAGTTGATGGTGTTCAAGTTACTTTACCTAATAACGCTAACACAATTACAAGAAGTCCAGAAGGATATGATTTCTTTAATGCAGTTACGCAAAAGATAACCGCAGAAAGTGAAAATGATACTCATATGGTTACTATTGTATTTAAAGCAAGTGCTGCTAATACTAACACTACTCATTTAGACTTTCAATTAGTTAATGGAGGTGTAACAGGTTATGAAAGAATTAATAGGTCTTTAGGATTTTATAAAGGCAATGATACAGAACAGAACTTTCACGAAGTTTTTCAGTTTTATGCAGATGCTGACTTTGTAGCTAATGGTGCTACTTTAAAAATAACCGCAGATGGTGGTACTGCAAATGTTTGGGATATTATCTTTTTTATCCAAAGAACACAAAGATACTTTTAAAAATGCAAAATTATTTTATCAATCGTTTAATTATTAAATAACTATTTTATGAAAACAACCGAAATGTTGAAGCGCATTCAAACGCTTCTTAATACTCGTGTTGAACTTGAAGATCGTAAGTTAGATAATGGTACTGTTATTTCTGCTGATGAATTTGCAGAAGGGCAACCAGTATTTATCGTTACCGAAGATGAGCGTATTCCTATGCCTATCGGTGAATATATGATGGAAGATGGTTCAATGCTTGTAGTAGAAGAAGAAGGCGTTATTGGCGCAATCAATGCACAAGAAGAAGAAGTTGAAGAAGTAGTAGAAGAAGTCGTTGAAGAAGAAATGAGCGAAGTAAAAGAACCAAAGAAAGTGGTAGAAAGTACTGTCGTTGAAACACATTTTTCTGACGAACAAAAAAGCGAACTTGTAGAAGCTATTCTTTCAAGTGTAAATCCTTTAATTGAGGAACTACAAAACAAGGTAAGTGAATTAGAAGCTAAACTTTCTATTGAAGTACAAGAGGAAGTTGTAGAAGAAAAACTATCTAAAACTTTTAAGCACACACCAGAAGTAAAAAGCGAAAAGAAACAAATTAAGTTTTCGCAAAATCGTTCAATGACAACCTTTGATAGAGTATTATCAAAAATTTCAAATAAGTAATTAATTTAAACAAATAAAAAAATGGCAACAAGTGGAAGTGTAACTTCAATTACAACAACTTATGCAGGAGAGTTTGCAGGTCAATATATCGCAGCTGCTCTTTTGTCTGGAAATACTATCGCTAACGGTGGTATTACTGTTAAACCAAATGTAAAATACAAAGAGGTCATCAAGAAGATGGCTTTGGATTCTGTAGTGGCTAACGCTACTTGTGATTTCTCATCTTCTGACGATGTTATCACACTAACAGAGCGTATCCTTCAACCAGAGGAATTCCAAGTAAACCTTACTTTGTGTAAAAAAGATTTCCGTTCTGATTGGGAAGCAATGGAAATGGGTGTAGGTGCTTTCGATAACCTTCCTCCTTCTTTCTCTGATTACCTTATTTCTTATGTAGCTGCTAAAGTTGCTGAAAAGACCGAACAAACAATCTGGGGTGGTGTAAATGCCACAGCAGGTGAGTTTGACGGATTCGTTACTTTGGCTACTGCTGATACTGATGTTATCGATGTAACTGGTACTGCTGTTACTGCTTCTAATGTTATCGCTGAATTAGGTAAGGTTGTAGATGCTATTCCTTCTGCTCT